GGAGATCCTGAAGAACTCCTGGAAGATCCACAAGATGATCGGCACCAAGGCGGCCCTGGAGCTGGCCGTGTCCAACGCTTATGGCAGCAGCAAGATCACGGAGTGGTTCGAGTACGACGGCGAGCCTGGACGGTTCCGGGTGCTGGTGGACACCGGGGAAGAGGGCACCCAGAGGGACGCGCTGGAGCGCCTGCTCCATCTGATCGACCTGGCGAAGAACCTGCGAAGCCATCTGGACGACATCAGAGTCCAGGAGTCGAAGTCCGGATCGTGCAAGGTCTACTACGCCGGGATCGCCGCCGCGGATGAGAAGGTTCAGATCACGCTTGACCCGGATCTCTCCGACAAGGATTTTCTGGTGGACGAAGATGGATTCTACATGGAGACCGAAAACGGCGACCTGTTATACGAAAAGGTTGAGAAGGTGACGAGCGAATGAGTTTTAGTAATTTGCAATTGACCGACGACGGGATCGGACTCCACGTCAGAGCCATGGACGGGCAGACGCTGACCTTTACCAAAATCGGGATCGGCTGCGGGAAGGCGCCGTCCGACATCAGCAAACTGAAGGAACTGCGCAACCTGGCCATGTACTGCAACATTGAGAAGATGGAGGTCGAGGAGGACAACATCTCCCTGACCTTTTACATCTCCAATGACGAAGCCGCAGAGGGGTTCCAGTGGACGGAACTGGGCATTTACGCCAAGGGCGCGGACGATGTGGAGGTGCTTTACGCCTACGCCAACGCCCGCGACAAGAGCTCCTACATCCCGCCCAACACGGATACGTTCCGGTATTACGGCACCTACACGGCGACCATCTATGTGGGGACAACGGAAAATGTTTCCGCCACTGTAAAAGCCTCGGCCTATGCCAGACTGGGAGACTTTGAGGCCCATGTAGAGAACTACGAAAACCCCCACAATGTGACCAAGGCTCAGATTGGACTTGGAAATGTAGTGAACCTGGAAATCAACGACCAGCGGCCCACTTACACAGTCAGTAAGACGCTGGAGGAACTTGTGAGCAGGGAACGGCTTTCCGTGGCGCTGGGCAAGCTGGCCAAGGCAGTCTCCGAGCTGAAAGCTCACATCGAGAATCAGGAGATCCATGTGCCCACCGACGGTGCCCTGGATGTGGAAGCCGGCGGAACCGGCGTGAACAGCTACGACGATCTGGCCGCGGCCCTGACCAATTATACCAGCCTTAAGAACTACATCGTGGCGGCCCCGTACAAGGTCTCCAATATCGCGCCGTCCGACACCAACATGCTGTGGATTGACACCAGTTCCACGACCACCGGCGGCCTGAAGTATCACAACGGCAGCGGGTGGGTTCATGTGCCGGTTGCTTACACGTAAAGGAGGACGCATGGAACAGACCACAGAAATGCTCCGGGACTATGTTCAGGCCCTGGAGTTTGAGTGCCGGACCCACTGCTGGCTTGTTGGCTGGGCCCAGCGGAACGGCCTCCAGGACACGGAGGAATACGCCTGGTGGGCACAGCAGGCGGTGGAGCACCGGGCAGCTTACGAGGCGGCCCAGGAGACCATGCGGGAGATGTACCCGGACGGTTACGAGTTCCCCGGTTTCCGCAGACCGGAGGGGTTCGGAGATCAGCTGGCGCGGCTGTTCCCCCGGGAGAAACGGGAGGCCATGCACATGGGCGGCACCCACGCCAAGAGCGTGACCATGCAGGTGACCGAGGACTGCAACATGGCCTGCACCTACTGCTACCAGCACGCAAAGACCCACGCCCGCATGAGCCTGGACACGGCCAAGCGCTTCATCGACTACCTCTTAGAGGGCGGCGACCCCTACGTCAACGGCGGCAGCGACGGGCTGATCCTGGACTTCATCGGCGGGGAGCCGTTCTTGGAGATCGGCCTGATCCGGCAGGTCGCGGATTATTATCTGCGCCGCTGCTTTCAACTGAAGCACCGGTGGGGCACCCGGTTCATGTTTTGTTTCTCATCCAATGGCCTTTTGTACTTTCAGCCGGAGGTGCAGGAGTTTTTGGATGAGTACGGGATGCACGTCTCTCTGTCCATCAGCGTGGACGGGGACCAGACGCTCCACGACGCCTGCCGGGTGGATCTGGCGGGGGAGGGCACCTACGAGCGGGCCATGGCGGCGGTGCGGCACTACCGGGACGTGCGCGGTGGCCAGATCGGCAGCAAGATGACCATCGCGCCGGGGAATGTGGCCTATGTCTGCCACGCGGTGCGCTCCATGGTGGAGAACGGCTACGACCTGATCTACCTGAACTGCGTCTACGAGGAGGGATGGACGCTGGAGCACGCCCGGACCCTGTACCGGCAACTGGTGGAGCTGGCGGACTATCTGGCCGCGCTGCCCCAGCGGCCCTATGTGTCTATCTTTGACCAGATGATCGGCCACCCCATGCGGTCGGAGGACAATCAAAACTGGTGCGGGGGCACGGGGCTGATGCTGGCGGTGGACTGGCGGGGGGATCTGTACCCCTGCCTGCGTTACATGGCCAGCAGTCTCGGGGGGAAACGGGAGCCGTATGCCATCGGCGACATCGAGCGGGGCGTGTGCAACCGGGAGCGCCTGGACTGCCTGGCCAAGATCACCCGGCGCAGTCAGAGCACGGACGAGTGCTTCCACTGCCCCATCGCCTCCGGCTGCTCCTGGTGCAGCGCATATAACTATGAGTGCTTCGGCACCCCGAACAAGCGGGCTACCTACATCTGCGTCATGCACCGGGCGCGGGTGCTGGCCAATGAATATTACTGGGGCCTGCTGGGCGAGGATTACGCCGTGGAGATGCCCCGGCAGTGGAGGGAGGAGATCGTCCATGTCCAAGATCCAGGCGGACAGGATCAACAAGATCAAGGCGAGGGTTAAGGCAGAGTGCCTGCGGCGCTCCCGCGTAGGCAGCGTGACGGCTTACGGCGGCACCGATTACGATTACAGCGTCGTTCCCAAAACGGACAACGAGATCCAGACGGAGCACTTTTCTAAAAATGCCGTGCCCCTGCACGCCATCAACACCACGGACACCCCGGAGACGGACGGGGCGCGGGAGGTGCGGGATCAGGAGCTGACGGCCATGGAGGCGGCACTGACTGCCTACGAGGCCCGGAAATATTACGACCACACCGGATCGGACTGCTCGGTATCCTGCACGGGGATGTGCTTCAGCTGTACCGGCCAGTGCAGCGGGACCTGTTCAGGCGGGTGTAAGGGCACCTGCAACACCACCTGCACCGGGGACTGTAAGGGCGGGTGCAACACCACCTGTAACACCACTTGCTCCGGAGAGTGCAAGGAGGAGTGCGGCACCGTCTGCAACAGCTCCTGCACCGGCAGCTGCTCCGGCAGCTGCGACACCGGCTGCAGCGGCTGCGGCGGGACCTGCTCGTACGACTGCAACTACGACTGCTACGGCGGGTGCGACGGGGGCTGCGACGGCGGTTGCTCCAGTAGTTGTTCCGGCGGATGCTCTGGCAGCTGCGCAAAAAATTGTTATGCCATCTGCGTAAGCGATTGCACTTCCAGTTGCTCAAACAACTGCTATGCCTTCTGCGCAGAGGACTGCTATGCCCGCTGCGCAAGCAGTTCCACCAGCTGATCAGCTGTTTGCCAAAGCGGTGTCTCCACCGCATATTCCGGCAGTGGTGGAACTCTTTCGTGATTTATAACTTTGGAAGGGAGATATTACAATGCAGACCCTCGACGAGTACGAAAAGGCAATCACAAACTATATCCTGGCCATGGCGGACGGCACCGTTACCCAGGAGATCCGGCCTGGATATGGCTATGACTGCCGCCAACGACATGATTCTATGGGTCAACAGCGAACTGCACAACCAGGCTTTGACGCCGGACGAGGCCGTGGAATTGGCCAAGGCAGAGTACAAGCAGCTGGGGCTGGAACGGGAGCTGGAAGTGGAATTCCTCACCCCGGCCCTGATCGTCCTGTTTCACAAGGCAGAGTTCATCCAAAAGAGCAAGGCGCAGAGGACGGAGCAGATCGCGGAGGTGTTCCGGGTGAACCGGGACTGCCCGGTGGAGCGGGTGCGCAACGGGATCAACATCTTCTGCTTGCGGATGCTCCATGTGACCGGCGCGGTGACGGCGGACATGGCCTTCACCAGGCAGCTGATGGAGGAGATCAACAAGCTGGGCGACCGGGCGAAGACGGACGCCATCGTCCCTTACGCGATCTTTACGGAGTTTTAAGGGAGGCGAGACGGCATGGGGATCGCGAAAATCACAGAAAAGCCGGTTATTGATTCTGCGGCCTC